GCCAGCGAGACGCCTTGAATCTGCTTCGGGAAGTCCACGAGGATTCCGGTCAAGCCGACCCCGAGAGCCTCACGAAAGACCTCTGCGGCGAAGGCGTTGAAGTGCGTGCCTTGGAGGTCTATGTCCTCGCACCATTCGACAAGCTGCGGCGGCACGTCGTCCTGTAGAGCCAGAGGCTTCGAGAATGTCTTGCCGACAAGATGCCGTATCGTCTGCGCGTAGTAGTTCGTCAGCACCGCTCGTTGAAGGCGTATTTTATAGTCAGGTAGCGGCTCCGCCGGGTAGCGCGGCAAGAAGGTTTCCCCCGCTGCTCGCATGGTTTTTGTCCCGCCGAGGAGAGCGCGGCAGAGCGGCCAGTCCTCGCGCATCACGTTGTGCGCTATGCTCGTTTGCATCACTTCATTCACTGCATCACCTCCCCTGAGAAAGAATTGATCGACATGGGGCGTCGCGGATTGCGCACAAGTTTTGAGATGGCGTATCTCAGCGCGTCTATCACGTGGTTGTGAGCGTCCACTATCACCGGCAGCACTTCCCCCGTCCGAGTATCGACCTTGTATTTGTACAGCCGCGCTTCCTCTGCGGCGTGCTTGCAGCGCTCGTGGATGACGATGCGCTCGAACGACCGGAGGAAAGCTATTCCGTCCTCGACACTCCCGCTCCATTTCTCGGCGGCTGAAATGTTGAACCCGGCGCGGCGCATGTAGGAGATCGTCTCCGGTCGTGCGCTGTCGGCGTATATCGGCCACTTCCGCGACTCCGGCACGCGGTCGAAAAGCGCCGGCGTTTTGTCGATATCGACCCCTATGCCGTAAGCCTCGTGGTCAACAAAAAGCGTATTGTCGACAACAAAAGCTCGCACAAGTACCGTGGGGTCTTGTGCGAATCCCCAGTCAGCCCCGAAGTAAAATCGCTGAATATCTTCTGGGGTCTCAAACGCCCGAACCTCGACCTTGCCACGGAAGATGACGGCATCCGAAATACTCTTTGTTTCCCCTTCCCAGACGTGCTTGTAGGCATCAAAGTCGACCCGCTTGAGGTACTCCATCTCCTGCCGTAGAACATCGGGGAACCAAGGGTTATCCCGCCACGAAACCTTCTTAATGATGGAGTTCGGGGGCGGGTTTACAACAAACCTCTGGTACGTCGGATCATTGTCGTCTATCGGGTTGAAGGTTACCCAAATTTCAGAATTGTTCTCGCGTACCGTAGGAATGAGCACTGACCATGATTCTTCTGACACCGACTGCCCCTCTTCCACCCAGCAGATGTCAATGCCCTCTGTCGATTTTATTTCTTGGATGTTGTGGCGCAAACCCTTGAAGATGAACTCTGTCCCGTTCGCCCCCAAGATTCTTGTATTCTGGACTTCATAAAAACTTGAAAGACCCATCGCCTCTATGCGTTCGCCAAGCAGTTTGTGAACAGAATCGGCGATCGATGTCTGGAACTCACGGGCGCATAAGACCCTTATTTTTTTTTGCATCCCCTTGATTGGCAACGCCCCTGCGACAGCCCACGACTTTGCCCCGCCTCGCCCTCCGTAATAAACCTTATACCTCGCAGGAACAAACAGCCCTTGAAAAGCTCTCGGGAACTTAATCTGAGCTTGGGTCTGTTCCGTCTTCTTCGGGGTCAACAAAATTAACCACTATATTCGGGGGCGTGAGGGGCGAACCGTCTGGCCCGGAAAATTCTTTTCGCTCGATGTATCCGCGTTCCTTGCCCTTACATTTTAGATAAAAAATAATTGCAGTTCTATCTCCAGATTTAATTAAATCCAAGAGCTTATATTCTGCAAAGTCCAGGCCGTCCTCTTCGCACTCGCGCCTCACCTGTCTTAAATGCTCGCTCGAGGCCACTCTTAAGCTGATTGCACCATGCGTAATTGATATTCCGTATGTTTGGCCAATCCATCTAGCCGCCATCGTTATAAGCCCTTTTGTCTTACGTAGGGCCTCTTCTATTTGTTCGTCTGTAACCTTCTGGTGACCTGGCGTTTTTTTTTCTTTTTTATCCGTTAGTTCGTTGGGCTTATCATTTGTCTTTTGTTCGGTCGTTTTGCTCTTTTTTTCCTTTGTCACCATTGAATACCCCCCTGCTTTCTCTAAAGTGAGCAAATATGCTCACTCATTAGATTTTGCCGCCCCGAGTGGCCTTGGTGCGCCTGCTCGTATCTGACGGCCGTCACTTCCCGGCAGCCACCGGTAGTGTCCATCAACAGAGGACAAGGCTGTCTCTCACATACTGCTCGATGACTTTCGCTGCGTTGAGGTCCCTGTCGTGGAAGTCCCCGCAGCGAGGACACGTCCACTCGCGCACGGACAAGGACAGCGTCGCAAGTACATGCCCGCAAACATGACACTTCTTCGACGACGGTGCGAATCTGGGGTACAGAACGAGCTCGCTCGCGTAGCGGAGCGCTTTGTACGTCACCTGCCTTCGGATTTCGCCGAAGCCGATGTCGGCGATGGCGCGGGCGAGCTTGTGATTCCGCAGCATTCCGGACACATTCAGATCTTCCAGGCCGATGGCTTGGTTTTCGCGCACCAGCTTCGTCGTGATCTTGTGCGTCCAGTCGTTGCGCAGATTCGTGATGCGCTCATGCAGTCGGGAGACCTGCATCTTGGCCTTTTCCCTGTTCTTCGAGCCCTTTACCTTGCGCGTGACTCGGCGCTGCCGGA